TGTACAATACCAGCCGCAACAGTGGCAATTCTTTTACAAGTTGAACGAACTGATTTAATACGATTAATCGATGGACAAATTAAAGAAAGAGGCGCTAACATACGCTGAAGACCTCGGCGACCTTAACGAGTTTATCGGGCATTCTTATAAAAACGTTGCCTCTTACATACTTTCGTGCGGGTTTGAATACCTCGAATGTAATTTTAAGTACCGCAAGGTGTTTAACGATTACGATAACAACCGTTGTATTTTAATCGACCTTTTCGACGATATGACCAGCGATAAGGGGCGCGTTGAATTTATGATAGTATGCAACAATATTTATAAGCGATGAAACGCCCACCACGCGAAAGCGATATATACACAGCCATCGCCAAGTATATGCAATACAAACACCCTGAAATACTGTTTCGTTTCGATTTCAGCGCGGGTACAAAAATGAGCGTAGGGCAAGCAAGGGTACACAAATCGATGAACCCGCACCGAGGTTACCCCGACTTATTTATCGCCGCCCCGCGTGGTAAATTTTGCGGTTTGTTTATCGAAATCAAAAAGGGCGATTTTAAGCCGTTTAAACGCGATGGAACGCTAAAACAAGACGAACACCTTGCAGAACAATTTGAAGTCCTTACCCGGCTTAAAAACGTGGGTTTCGAGGCATTGTTCTGCTCGGGGTTAGATGAATGCCTAAACACAATTGAAAACTATTTGAATCAATAATATGAAAACACTTTACACTTTTTGCGCTTCGGCGCTATTGTTTACCAGTTGCGAGCGTTGTTTTGAATGTCGCATAATGCAAAGTGCAACTAATAAATACGGGCAAATGCAACCACAACCGCCAGTAATTACCGAGCAATGTGGTTTAACACGGCGCGAAATAAAAAAGTATGTTGAGGAAACAACAAGTACAATAACCGTTATAATTTCTGGAAAAGAGTATATAACACAAACAACGGTGTTTTGTAAAGAGCAGTAAATTTTGTAAATTTGAAACGTTTAGAGGTGGAATCCTAAACGAAACGAAATTAACTTATCGCCCTTTGGGTTTACGAGGCAAGGTGTATCCGAGCCGATTCCACCGTAAATTTCAAAGGGCTTTCTTTATTATGAAAGATTCAATGGTAATTTACCGCTCGTTTTATGAAGCCTTAAACGGCTTACCTGAGCAAAACCGTTTAGAGGTTTGGGCGGCAATATGTGAACTCGGTTTTAATGGAGTTGAGGTTGAGTTAATCGGATTAAGTAAAACGATTTTTATGCTTATAAAGCCACAAATCGAAGCAAATAACCGTAAGGCAATAGCAGGTAAAAACAACGGTTATTTAGGCGCTGAACATGGTAAAAAGGGAGGGCGACCACGAAGCGAAAAACCCCCAACGAAACCCACTAAAAACCCCCAACAAAACCCTCAAGAAACCCACAAAGAACCCACTAATGTAAATGTAAATGCTAATGTAAATGAGAATGATAATGTAAATGCTAATGCTAATTTTAAAAAGTGGGGCAAAGACGATTTGATTAAATCAATGACACAATACGCTGAACGCTACCCTAAAAATATGCTGAACGAGTTTTTTAACTATTGGGCAGAACCTTTAGCAAATGGTAAACTAAGACTAACGGCTCAAGATGCTTGGGATACTGGGCGAAGGTTAGTAACATGGAGCAAACGCGATAAAGAAAACAAACCACAAAACGCCGTAGTAACACGCGCCTCGATGGGGGTTAAGATGCAGTAAGAAAAATATTTTTAAAATAATTTAGAAAAAGTTTGCAGAATCAAAATATAGTTGTATGTTTGCTGAATCAAACTCTTAAACACTTACACCATGAACTTTCAAATCACAATCCAAAACGCTGAACGAAACAAGAAAGCAATTATTAATAGAACGCTGCTATCTGATGGTTATAATTATTACATAACAATTTACACCTACTCAAATAGTTCTAATTTTTGGTTTATAAATGAAAACATAAAACAAACCGAAACAATCTTAAGCAAAAACAAAGCAATAGAAATTGCTGAAAAAATAATAGGATAATGATAACAACGGGCGGCTAACCACCGCCCAAATTTTACAAAATGAAACCCCTACCAAAAATCGAACAGGCTTTAATTTTCATAATGCTGCACGAACCCGATGCAGCGCGTGAAATAGTGCCGCAGCTATCTGAGCATCACTTTACGGACGAACTCGCGTTAAAATGCTTTAAAACGATTAAATCGATACAAGCAGATAACAAGCAACCGACGCTCCTTACACTCGGTAGCTATGCACTAAGCACAAAAGCAATCGACCCGCGCGACCTTGCGAGCGTTTCGGGGTGGGGTAACGACCTATCGTACACCGAACCCGTTAACCAGTATATCGCGATTCTAAAGGACGAACACATTAAACGTTCAATTACGACGATATTAACAGAGGAAACGTTAGGAATCAATAACAACAAAGGCGGCGTAAATACAGCCGTCGAAATCGTTAAGCGCCTCAACTCGTTAATAGAGGATGGTAGCCCTATCGATAACATCATAACAACAATTCAACTCGCAGACGAAGAACGGCAGGCATACTACCGCCGAGCTGCGATGTATCAAAATGGGCAAACGAGCGGGTTAAGTACGGGTATCGCTTCCGTTAACAGGTTTACGGGCGGCTTTCACCCCGAACTAATAATCTTAGCGGGTCGCCCGTCGATGGGTAAAACAGCCTTAGCGCTTTACCACGCTTGCAACTTTAACGAACCGGGTATTTACTTTAACCTTGAAATGAATAACAGCCAACTATGCCAGCGCCTAATATTGCAGCATAGTAACGAACAAGTAAACGCCGCACGGCTTCGCGATGGTAACCTAAACCAACCCGAGCTACATACCTTCGAGCAGTCAATCGGTCAAATCGAAAAGCTACCAATTTTAATCTACGATAAGCCGCGATGCGGGGTACATGAAGCAATACGCATAATGCGACGCGAAGCGCGTAAAGGGCGTTGCAAGTGGGCAATAATCGACTACCTGCAATTAATGACGATAGAAGGGTTTAAAGGCGGTAACCGTGAAATGGAAGTGGCAGAGATTAGCCGAACGTTAAAAGCCGCGCAAAAGGAACTAAACATACCGATTATAGCCCTTGCCCAGTTAAGTAGGCAAGTTGAACAGCGAAGCGATAAACGCCCTATCCTATCCGACCTACGCGAAAGCGGCTCAATCGAACAGGATGCCGACACGGTAATATTTATTTACCGCCCGAAGTATTACGGCATTGATGAGGTCGACGGTGAGCAAACCGATAAACACGTTTTCTACTTATTCGAAAAGCATAGACAAGGCGCGACGGGTGAGGTACGTTTTCAGCATAACAACACGATTACAGCCTTTAGCGATTTGGGCGGCAATACTGGCAGCTCGTTTTTACCGATGCCCGAAACCGAGAAAGTAATTAGCGCAATAGCGCCGAATAACGAATTTGATAAAGAACCATTTTGACAACCGAGGAACGCATAATCGATTACATGACTAACCACGAACCCGAGCAAAGCGAGTTTAAAGACGGCGCGGTATATTACACCGACACCATTAAAACGCATCGCAGCTATGCAGCACAATTAATGAACGCACCGCGTACCTCAATAGCCTACCGAATGTATTTAACCCGTTGCCTCGATTGGTTGAAGCTACTTAAAAAACACGGCGTAAATTTGCAAAACGTAATCAAATAATACTTATATTTGTGGCATGAAGTCCGAAGCAAAGGCAAAAGATAATCGAGGCGGTCGCCGTGAAGGTGCTGGTAGGTTGCCCAAATATGGCGAACCAACCGCTACTCTGTGCTTTCGAGTACCGCAAACGAGCCGCGAAAAAATTACAGCGATGGTACGCGATTACCTCGAAACGCTAAAACTCGAATACAAAGCAAATAAGCGCGAGCCTGAGTATGGATGCTAAAACAGAACAAACGGCAGTAGATTGGTTGGTTTATCAGTTGCAAAAGCACCACATAAACATCGACATTAAAAATACGGTTGCATTTGAACAAGCTAAAGCAATAGAGAAACAACAATTAAAAAAGGCTTATTTTTTTGGTTGGAAAACGCGAGAGCGCAAGCCCCCTAATACTTGTGCAAGGTTTGACGATTATTCAGAAAGGTATTTAAAAGATATTTACGGGATATGAGCAACCTCTTAACCATACCTTGCGCGATTGAATCGGTAGCCACGCGCCGCGATAAAACGATTAAAGTAACAATCGGAACGCAAGAACTAACGCCCGAACAAACGAGCGCCCTATTTAATCAGTGGATGGGCGGGGTTGGTGTTATGGCGTTTAAGGGCGAACAGTTCAATTATAACGACGAACAGCTTTTAAATAACCTTAAACTCGATGCCGCCGAACTTGGAAGTAAAACACCGAGCCAGCGTTTACGTTCGACGCTTTATGTGCTATTTGAACACGCGCCCGAAGGTCATAAGGATTTTAACGGCTTTTATGCTGCAATGATGGAGCGATTTATCGAAATGGTAAAAAAACGAATCGATACTTATAATTTGTAAATTTGTAATATGCCACTATTTCAAGGCGACTCGCCACAGATTATACAAATGAATATTCGCAAGTTAGTAGAGGAAGGGTATTCAAACGAGCAAGCCGTAGCCATAGCATACGCCGAGGCTGAAAAGTACCGCAAAGCACGAAACAGAAAATGAATTTACTAACTCAAAATAGCGACTTAAAAAAGTCAGGCATATACGGCTGGACTTTGCCAGCTCATTGGGTTACGTTAAGCGATGGAAGCAAGTTTAATACTTGCCCAAATGCCGGGGCTTGCGCTGCGTTCTGCTATGCAAAAAACGGAACGTATAAATTCAAAAACGTTTTGAAAGCGCATACAGATAAATTAGAACTTGTACTAAACGATTTAGAAGGGTTCAAAACATTAATGAACGCTGAGCTATCTAAAACTAAATATAAAAACAAGTATATAAGGATACACGACGCTGGCGATTTTTTTAGTAAAGAATATGCGAAAGCATGGATTGAAATAGCAAAACAAAACCAAAGCGTCAACTTTTATTCGTATACTAAAGAGGTTTCATTATTTAAACAAGAACTTTCGGATTCAATACCAACAAACCTTATATTGATATATTCATTTGGTGGTAAACAGGACAACTTAATAGATAAGGAAAACGATAGGCATAGCGATGTATTTCCAAATTACGATGAAATGATAGCATTAGGCTATAATGATATTGAACCCGACGACAAACTTGCAGCAATACACGCGAATAAAAAAGTAGGTTTGTATAGAAATAATATTGCTCATTTCATAAAAAAAATGGGAAACAAAAAATTTAGCGATTATCAAAAATGAAGGTATCGTATGACGTTGACGGCGTACTCGATACGCCAAAGGGCTTTGAAGCAGCCAAACGCGCAATAAGTCGCGGCGACGATGTTTATATCATTACCGCCCGAAACGAACGCTTTAGCGCCGAGGTGTACGAACTTGCAAAAGAATTAGGCGTACCGCGTTTACGTGTTTATTTTACGAACGGCGCTGACAAATGGCAAACGGTTAAACGTCTGCGTATTGAACGCCACTACGATAACAATACCGAGCAACTCGATAAGATACGCGAAAACACTAACGCACAAACTGAAAAGGTATGAACGTAAAGACCGTTAAAATATCCGAGGTTAAGCAAAACCCGAACAACCCGCGAACGATACGCGACGATAAATTCGAGCGGCTTGTTACCTCGATTAAAGCGTTCCCCGAAATGCTTAACATACGCCCTATCGTAGTTAATAACGATATGGTAGTTTTAGGCGGTAATATGCGCTTGAAAGCGTGCCGCGAGGCTGGGCTTAAACAAGTGCCTATAATCGTTGCAGGAGAACTAACCGAAGAGCAACAGCGTGAATTTATAATCAAAGACAACGTAAGCGGCGGCGAGTGGGATTGGAGCGCATTAACGAGCGAATGGGATACTGAGCAGCTCGAAGAGTGGGGCTTGGATATACCTAAATTTGATACAAACGATGAAATAGAGGATTTATCAGAAACAATTAAGGAACTTTTCAGAATAGAGTTAATCTGTAAAGATGAGGAACACCAAGAAAACACATATAATAAATTGATTGAACAAGGATACGAATGCCGACTTTTGACATTATAAAACAAGTTAAACCGAAAAAAACATTTCGGGTCGCTTCAATTTTAGGCAAATTTGATTTACAATCAGAAAATATAATTGAGCGATTTGAAGGTAATATTGATTTGCCTGATAAATGGCAAATAGGTTTAATAGTCGGCAAAAGCGGAACAGGCAAAACAACGATAGCAAAACAACTTTTTCCAAATAGCTATATTACAGCGTATGAATATAAAAACGAAACTGTATTAGACGATATGCCGAAATCTTGCAGCGTTGAGGAGATTACATCCGCATTTAATTCCGTAGGATTTAGCAGTCCACCAAGCTGGTTAAAGCCGTATTCAGTTTTAAGCAACGGACAAAAGATGCGCGTTGACCTCGCAAGAGCAATTTTAGAAAACGAAAAGCTATTTGTTTTTGATGAATTTACTAGCGTAGTGGATAGAAACGTTGCTCAAATTGGTTCGTTCGCAATGCAAAAAGCTATAAGAAAAACAGATAAACAGTTCATAGCCGTTACCTGTCATCTTGATGTAAAAGATTGGCTATTGCCCGATTGGATATTTGATACAGATACGATGACCTTTCAAAATTTTGAAGGGCAAAAAAAAAAATAGACCAGCCATACGATTTGAAATATTCCAAACATCGGATAAAACAATATGGAAAATGTTTGCTAAACATCACTATTTAAGTCATACGCATAATAATGCTGCAAATGTATTTGTGGCTACTGTAAATGATGAAATAGCAGGTTTCATAAGTATATTACACTTTCCACACCCTAAAGCAAAAAACATAAAAAGAGTTCACAGATTAGTTATATTGCCTGATTATCAAGGTATTGGAATAGGAATTAAACTATTAAATCATGTAGGAAGTATATATAAAAAACAAAAAGATAGATATACAATAGCGACTTCCTCGCCAAGTTTAGTATACGCATTAAAAAAAAGCAATGAATGGGCGTGTATAAGATTTGGAAGAACTAAAGAAACTGGTAAGACTTCAAAACAATTAAAAGGAACTACCTCAAAAGAGCGAATAACCGTTTCGTTTGAAATGATATAAACAACGTAAATACAACGAACCATGCCAAGTAAAGGAAAAGGCAAGATAGAGCCACGATGGAAAAAGGGAGAAAGCGGAAACCCGAACGGAAGACCGCGTAAACTACCCGAACTTCATGTATTACTTGCAGATGTACTAGGCGAAGAAAAGGACGGTATAACAGCCGGCGAAGCTATTTTAAAAGCATTAAGAGCGAAAGCATCGAAAGGCGATGTAAGAGCGGCAGAGGTACTTTTAGACCGCGCTTATGGCAAGCCGAAGCAAAGTATAGATAATAACATCACTACAACCGAGCCGCTCGTTATTGTGCGAACCGAACCGAGTAAGCCGAATGAATGAAGTTTACATTAACCGAAACACAAACGACCGCGTACGATTACGCCGTAGAAGGTAGTAAACGCGTTATTGTTTTCGGGGGCGCGATACGTGGCGGTAAAACATATTGGCTATTATTAACCCTAACCTCTTTGTGTTTAACGTACCCGCGTTCGAGGTGGGCGGTTATTCGTAAAAGCCTACCCGACTTAAAGCGTACCACGTTTCCGAGCTTCGCCTCGATAATGATGGACGGGGTAAGTAACTACGTTAAGAACTGGAATAGGGAAACGAACGTTATAACATTCACAAACGGTTCGGAGCTTATCTTTATGGCTGAATCATTCGACGATGATAAAGACCTTAACCGCTTTAGGGGTTTAGAGATTAACGGCGCGGGCTTGGACGAAGTAAACGAACTGCAAGAGGTAACATTCTACAAAGTTCAGGAACGTATCGGAAGTTGGAACAAAGCACACGGCAAGCCGCCCATCGTTTGCCTTGCAACGTGCAACCCCGCACAAAACTGGGTTAAGTCGATTATATACAATCGTTACCGGGAAAACACCCTACCCGAACGGTGGGCGTACATACCGAGCCGCATAACAGATAACCCACACATCGCACCCGAATACCTCGAAGCGTTAAAAGAATTACCGCCTATTCAATACGCTCGATTTGTTGAGGGCGACTGGGATGTATTAGACGACGTTGCTAACCCGTTCCTATACGCGTGGGATGACGATAAGCACATCGATGATAGCGCTAACCATAACCCGCACCTACCGACGTTTATAAGCGTAGATTTCAATATTAACCCGCTTTGCGCTTTAGTAATTCAAAACGTTGGCAGCGCGGCTCGGGTATTGGACGAAATAAAGATTGAGCGCGGCTCGATAGATGCGTTCTGCGATGCGGTCGATGCTTTAAACATACCGACGGGACTTATACGAATAACGGGCGACGCTATGGGCAAAGGCGGTACGATACAGGAACGCGATAACTCGAGCGCATACATTCAGATTAAACGCCGCCTCAAGTTAGCCGACAATCAAATAATAATACCAGCGAACCCGCGCCACGTTAACAGCCGTATCGATTGCAACACGGCGTTAAAGAAACTCGATATAAAGGTAAACTCAAAGAAATGTAAGGGTTTTGTATTTGATGCAAAGCAGGTACAATGCAATGCAGAGGGGCAAATCATAAAGAGCAATCGTAAAAACCTAACCGAACGCGCCGATTATTTAGATTGTTTTCGTTACTTTGTAAACGCAATTTTAAAACGATACCTATGAGCGTTTGTACACCTTGTTTCGATTCAGGCATTCAGGTAGCCTATTGCAACGGCGGTATTCAATTCGGGTATGTAGAACCCGAAACCGAGTTTGTAGTGGTATTAAAGCACAATGCTACTAACCGCGTTCAAACGTTTAGCGTTACGTCTGATGTCGATGGGCTGTTAACTATAAACAATGCAAAGATAGATAACGGGCAGGGCTACACTATTAAGCTCGGTTCATGTGGTGAGTTTACAATATGCGAAACGGCTTACGATTGTATTAGCTTTAGCGTGGCGAATATTGAAACCGATGCTGAAGAGTTGCCAGTAATTAACTTAATGGAATGTATCGAATGCGCAGGATAGGTACAATTATTCGCGGTTGGTGGTTTTGGATAACTGCTAACAAAGAGGCAAACGAACTAAGCGAAACGCGAACGCCTATTTGTAACGTTTGCCAGCATAAAAACAAAGCATTAAACCTTTGTACGGCGTGCGGTTGTTTCCTACCCGCTAAAACGCGGGTTAAAGATGCTGAATGCCCGCACGATTATTGGAGTTAGATATGACTGGGTTCATCCTCTGCAAAGCGTTCCTGACCGAATCGCTCGACACCGAGGATGACACCCTGCGCGAATTAAGCGAGCGCGATATTGGGTTTGTTGAGGTACTGATAAACGTTAATGATATAAGCCACGTGTTCAGCGGCGAAAATGATGATTGCATAATCCAGCTACGTAGTGGCAGTTTAATAAAAGTAAATAATGACATTGACCACATCATTCAGCAAATTAGGCGGGCGACTGCGATTAATTTTTTCGCGCAATAAACAAAACGCCGAGCTTCCCAAATACAATTTAGTTCAGCTATTCACTAAGGACGGGCACACCTATTACCGATTCCCAAAAGAAACAGCATTACCTCTCGAACGCTTTGCAATGAGCATGAGTTTACTCGAGCGTTTAAGTAGTGGGCTTTCAGGTAGCGAAATGGAAGCGATATTAACCGAAATGGAAAAGGCTTTAGGCGCTGGGCTAACGAACCCACGCAATGCGGCGTTAGTTGCTACCTACATTCACGTAATACGCGAAAGGCAAAACACGGTAATACACCGCGACCTATTGTTAAACATTGCTGCGACGTGGGTAGTGCGTTCGGACGAAAACCCTGCAATCATTAACCCCGACGTACACCAAGCTAAATTAAAAGTATTTGAGGCGATGGCAGAGGAGGGGTCGCACGATTTTTTTACAGGTTTGGATATAGAGCCGCTGAAACCCTTACTACGTATGTCGCCCGACGAATTAACGACATTATGGGAGTACAACCGAGTTCAGCTCCAAAAGCTACACGAAACGTTAGCGGCGTTGAGTTCTCACCGGGACGACGGGCAAAGCAAGCGCAAGATAAATTCAGGGAACAAGTGATGCACATCGCGGGCGGTAACGTTCTCGAGTTTAAAGAATTGATGCAGTCCGATATTGACGTTTTTTTGATTAAATTTGGGGTGTTCTATAAGCAACACCACAAAGATGGCTGAAGTTCTAATTAAGTATAAAGCCGACGCGGGCGACCTCGAAGCTACTGTTAACAAGATTAACGAAGTAAATAACGAGGCTGTTAAGTCGGCGCAAAAGGCTTCGGATAAGATTGCTACTGAATATAAAGACGCTGCCAAAAGCGCCGCCGCCGCGTTTAGTGGTGGCGAAGTAAAGAAAGCAATCGAAGGTAACACAACCGCCCTCGAACGGCTAACCAAAAGCGGCAAATCGTTAACGGGTCAGTTGCGCGGGTTAAAAGCTGAGTTAACTTTACTTGAGCAGCAAGGCAAAGATAACACCGCCGAGTTTAACCAGTTGTTAATCGCAGCCTCACGGCTCGAAGACCAAATAGGCGACACCCGCGCAAGGGTTCGAATCCTTGCATCCGATACATTCAAGTTCGATGCAGCGGTACAAGCTACGCAAGGACTGGCAGCGGGGTTTGAAGTGGCGCAAGGTGCGGCGGCTTTGTTCGGTTCTGAGAGTGAGGATTTACAAAAGGCAATCTTAAAGGTTCAGGGCGCTATCGCGGTCGCTAACGGCGTTCAGCAAATCGCAAACTTACTACTTGAGGAAAGCGCAATTAAGACGGCTGTATTAACCGCAAAGCAAGCAATCTATACTACGGTAGTCGGAACGTCTACGGGCGCGTTAAAAGCGTTTAGAATAGCGTTAGCGGCTACGGGTGTCGGTTTGTTGGTGTTAGGTTTAGTTGCTTTGGTCGAAAACTTTGATAAGGTTAAAGCCGCTCTCGAAAATTCGATACCGGGCTTTAAGACCGTAAGCAATGCAATCGGTAACGTGGTCGATACGATTAAAGAGTGGGTAGGCGCTTCGGACGATGCCGAACGCGCTGGGGCTGCATTTGAAAACGCATCTAAGCGCCAAGCCGACGCGACGAAATCAATAGTTGACGGGTACAATAGACGCATCGAAGTTGAAAAGGCGGCGGGGCGAAATACTACACAGCTCGAGATTGAACGCGAAAAGGCGGTTATCGCAGCAAACCAAAAGATACTAAAAGACTTTCAGGCAAAGCAATCAAAAATACTCGACCTCGATAAAGAGGAGCGCGATAAGCTACTTGAAACGCAAAAGGAAGCATCGGACGCGGTGCAAGAGGCATCGAATAATATTTTAGTTATTCGAGCAACCGCCGCAAAGGAGGCAGCCGATAAGCAAAAAGAGGAATCAAAGAAAGCCGCTGAAGCTGAAAAGAAATCAGCCGAAGAGGTTACGAAAGCCCGTGAGCAATTAGCCAAATTAGAGCAAGATGCCTTCGCTAATTCGGTAGACCAACGCGAAAAGATATTAAGCGAAAGTAATACCAAGATTGCCGAACTTGAGCAGGCGTTTATCGATAGTAAATTCGCGAAGGGTAGCGAAGAGGAAACTAAACTACAAAACGCCATACAAGCGATTAAACAAGATGCCACTAAACAAATAGCAGATATAGACCAAAAGGCTTTAGAAGATAAGGTAGCTAAAGAAAAGGAAGCAGCCGAAAAGATTGCCGAAGAGCAAAGAGCCGCCGCCGAATCGTCTATAAATACTCAAATAAGTTTAGTTAAACGATTAGAGATTGAGCAGGGTAGTTCACTTGAGCGCCGTATTCAATTAATCAATTTAGAAGCCGACCAGCGTAAGTTAGCCGCGACCAATAGTATTAAGGATGAACAGGAGCGGGCGAATGAAATTTTACTTATTGAAGCCGAAACGCAAAAAGCGATTCAGGACGAACGTAAACAATCAGCCGATAAACAACTCGAGCAACTGGCAGAAATAGCGCAAGCGACCGCCGATTTATTCGGTAGTATAATTGAGCTGCAAGGCATACAATCGCAAAAAAGAATCGAGGAAATTAACGCGGCATCCGAAGCCGAACAATTAGCTATTGAAAAAAGTACATTAAGCGAAGCCGATAAGCAACGTAAGCTCGAAGCATTGCAATTAAGGACGGCACAAAAGGTCGCAGCCGAAAAGCGCAAGCAAGCGGTCGCAGAAAAGGCGGCGGCTATATTCGAAGCAACGATAGGCACAGCCGTAGCGGTTGCGAAAGCTCCCGACCCTGTGCAAAAGGCTATTGCCCTCGCCGCTGGTTTGGCTCAAATTGCTATTATCGCAGCGACACCCATACCAAAGTTTAAACGAGGAGGTATGGTAGGCGGTAAAAGCCATGAGGCGGGCGGTACGTTAATCGAAGCCGAGCGCGGTGAGTTTGTGGTTAACCGCAATGCAGTAAGCCGCCACCGTAGCGAATTGGATGCTTTAAACACCTCAAGCGCGGCGTTTAAACGTTTAATCGATGAACGTTACGTCCGCCCTGCATTAAATTACTATATGGGCAAAAAGGAGCGCCCTATTAACGTCAATGCTTCGCTAAATAGTAAATCTATGGAGCGAGAAATAAAAGGTATGAGGCGCGACCTAAAGCGCAATAAAACGATAGTTAATTTTAACGGCAACGATTCGCGGTATTCATGGCATCTGAATTAAAGTTTTTAATCGACGGCATCGACCGAGGGCAACCGCTAAACCCCGAGGACTTTGGTATTAATATTAACGAGGACGATACGATAGGGGCGCGGGTTGTTTCATTCGATAACGAATTGATATTCGGTGGCGATGTGTTCGGCTATCTTTACAATAAGTTAGCAACCTCGGGTTATTGTGAGTTAGTGCGCGTATCGGTTCAATACATTTGTTCGAGTGGCGTTTGGGAGCGTTTAGTCGATGGGTATATAATCGTTACTGAATGTAATTTTGTGCTCGATAGATGCCAAGTTAAAACAAAGCTATACGATGAAACATTTAGCACGAAGATAAACAACAATAAGTCTATACCATTTTCGCTTCGCCTCACTACATCAAAGAACGGCACACCGATAACGCCACCGACCGCCGTACCTCTTTACGTTTTTAATCCGGGCGTAATTATTTACCCTAACCCCGCATACGCTTACACGGTTTACGATACGTTCGCGCATTTGGTAAATTGTATGAGCGACGGGTTAGTAGATTTCGATTCGAATTTCTTTGCTGCCAGTTATCCGCAAACCGATGTAGCGTTTTACACTAACGGGCAATCGATACGACTAAAAAGCAATGTCGAAATACTTGCGACCTTTGAGCAGTTGTATTTAGCGATGCGCTCAAAACTTAACCTCGGTATGGGTTTTGAAAAGCAAGCCAACGGTCGCCCGTTGTTACGCATCGAACAGGCTTCATACTTTCAGCAAATCGGCGCGTCGGCTAACCTATTCGACCAGTCCGATATTGAAATGCAATTCGATACACGGCGTTTATATCAGGCGACCGATTTCGGTAACGAATTATATTTAGAGGTCGGGCAATGTGATAACGGCGATACGCTGTGCGAATTTACGCAAACGCCGTTTAGGGGCTTTAGGGCTGAAACATTCGGGTTCGTTGGTGAGTGCAATACAAGCAATATATTAAACCTTAAAACAAGCGAAATAATATTTGATACTAACCTAATTCAGGATATAGTAGTATTCAATAATACGGGTTACGAAACAAACGGGGTAATCATTCAGTCGAACTGGACGGGAAGCATAGCACCTAACACGGCGACGGCTAACGGGTACGACCCTTACGGTGTAGGCAATACTATTTATAACAGCCCGTACCGTAACGAGGTTGTTTCGGCAAATTGGTTAAGCGGTTACCCGAACTCGTTAGAATCATTCTTTGAGGGGTTCAATCCTGCAAATGCTTCGGGTGTATTGCGATTTGACAGCTCAACAGCGAATCAAATCGTTAACCAGTTTAGCGTAGTTAATGCCCCAACACAAAACACCTTATCGGGCTTGCTATCGCATTATTTTATTTGGCTCAACCCTGTAGTTAATCCCAGTAACTTTACGCAGCCCGTACCGGGTACGTATGAGTATTACATCGTTTCGAACCCCGGTATTTATACCGTTAATGCGGGCGTTGTTTTAGATGAATACTTAGACCCCTTAACGTTTGCGCCCGTAGGTAATGCTATGGGTAGGCAAGTAAAATTAATGATTAAACGATTTGACGCGGCTTTGAATTTGTTAGAAACTCGGTTTATAACTGGTAGCGATTTTGCCGCCGCAACGGGTCAACCTGCGTGGTATGAAATAAACAACGAAGTATTTATTTGCGAGGCTGGTAATTTAATTGCAATCGATATAGGTATATCGGCAACAAATACAACACCATACCCCGACGTTATACAACGTTTCTTACGATTTGGTAGCAACTTTCAAAACACTACCCTGCTTTCTGCGTTTTCTTATTTCTCCGTTATCGGTCAACCCTTCACACCGCAAACGCTCGAACCCGTAGACATTAACGACGTGCAAGCGTATGTATATAAGTTTAAACGCCCATTAAGCATGGCAGAGATAAACGCGATAACAAGCGAAACCTCAAAGCCTATTTTACTCGGGCGTAAAGACGATTCGTTAGCCGTTGCGCCGACGTACATTAAAAACCTACAAATAGAATCAGTAATGCGCAAGGGCGCACAATTCGAACTACGTTCAAACAAACTTTTACCATGAGTTACACATCGATACCAAACCAACCTGTTTTATTTAATACCATATTGCCTGAAGCGTGCGAAGGTTGTAACAATCAATTTGCGCAGTTAGCAGACTTTAACGACCAACTATTTTGGCAGCTCGAAACGGGCGTATGCGGCGAACTAAAATTTGTTAGCGATGTACTTTCGGGCGATTGGACGCAGTCGGGTAGCGAAATAACCGCAACGGGTAATACGGGCGGTTACATACAAGGCTATGAGCGTTACGACGTGGTGTTAAACTATAAGGTAACGGTAACGATTGAAACCTATAACAGCGGTACGTTAGTAGTTGGTATTTTCCCGAGCGGCTCGTTTCTTTATTTAAACGCACCGGGTACACATACGATTTACCTCAACACGCCCGATACAACCTCGGCGGGCTTGCTATTTTACTTTAATGGTTTAGCGGGTGATGAGTTCGACGGCGTGTTTATAGTTAATAGCGTCGAGCCTGTACCTACGGGCGCTTTATTTGCGGGCTTAGTAGATGCCGAAACGCTTTCAATAATTGAAAGGCTCGACCCTGTGCTAACTGTTAAAGACCAATATTTAACGGCGGGTATCGACCTTTCGGATTATACAATCGATTCGGGTTGCTATCGTTTAGCGATTGCCGATTATTGTACGAATACTTGCGGGCAATATTTTATTTATAATCCTTTCTTTAACGGCGACCCTTTATGTATTGATTGCCCGCCTATCGGCTGGACATCGACACCCGTAACGGGCGCGGACGATTGGGTAGTTGGTGGGGGTGAGGCAACAATCGAGCTTACTGCGTTAGGTAACCAAACCGAGCTAATTAGCATAACTGAATTATGCGAGGATAAAGATTATTACGTTGAGATAGTTGTAAGTTCCATAACAAATGCACGTTTACGATTACAGGTAGACGGCATTACATACGCCACAATAAGCGCCGTAGGTACATACACCTACACCATTACAAACACCTCAACAGGGTTCGTTAGTTTATTAGGTTCGCAGTTTGGCGCTTCGCTTAACGGAGTGATAGCCGTTGAAAAAATAACCGTGCGAGCCGATAAAAATTGGGCGGCTTATGATAAGTACAGCGAGGTTATTCAAATAGGCGATTACTCGGACGATTGCAGGTTCTTTAAGATTGAAGGTTGCAACGGCGAGAATCAATTTGGATTAGCGTTTTATGGTACCTCGTTTTTGCCCGGTATTCGATTAGAGGGGCGACGCTTTCAACCGCAATACGATACCGACACCGATTTATTTAGATATGCTTCGGGGCGTTGGTCTGCAAGTTTTGTAGACCGCAAAAAAAAACTAAGCTACTATTTCGGGCGGTTGCCTGAATACGTTTTAGATTTCCTTTCGATTGTTTTCTATTTCGATAATTGCTACATAAACGGCGATACGGTATTTCCAGCCGATAACGAATTTCCTACTATCGAATACGATAACGCCGACGATTTAGGAGCGTTAACAATCGACCTTTATAACAAGCGCGATAAGGTGCGTAAGACGGTTTGTGTTGGCGTGGATGCCGATTGCCTACCTTCGATATTAGATAACAACGCAGAGCCGTTTATTTTAACGCAGGATAGCGAACGAATAACTACTCAAGATTTGATTAACTTATATCAAGAATAATTTTGTAAATTTGGGGAACATTTGAGCAATCCTTTTTTAGGTGTCAACCTTTCGACCTATCGAACCGAAGGTAAAACAATAAACACCTTTTAAATTATGGGATGCGTTTCCTATTGCGATTCGTCGTTACTCGAACATAATTTGGTGGACTGCAACGAGTATAAGCTCGGCGGTGTTTCTGCGATTATCGTAGGCGCTTGTAATGTAACCGTAGCCGACCCGTCGGACGCGGTAGAAATTGCTGCGCTATTAGCGAGCGGCGAAGCCCGTATTATCGAAGACATACGATTTGCATTACCAGCAGGTTCGCCCGTAACGGTAGATAGCCCGATTGGATGTGGTACACCTATCCGCATTAATGAAGACCGTACCGCCACGTTATACGATGCAAATGTAACCGACGAAAATAACCTTTTTTGGAACGACGTTAATAACCGTCGCGTTGGTTGGATTATGGCGTATATGTGCGACAGCGGTAAGATTATTTTTATCGACCCGCCCGTAGGGATTACAACGAGCGCTAACTTTATTTTGCCCGAGCAGAATAACGAATTACAGCGCTACGAGGTAACCTTTTCATGGCGCGATAAAGATATCCCAACTCAGTACAATGCACCAGCGGGAATCTTTAGCTAATTTGACTAACGAACAAAAGCACGCCTCGAATAATATCGGGGTTGTGCTTTTTGCGTTTGGTAAACCGCATTACTATGGCGCGGCTTATAACTTAGCGTTTAGTATTAAGCGATTCAATAGCGGGCTTAAAATTGCCCTTTACGTAGATGATAGAAGTAAGTGCTATGGGTACGCTCACGGGCTTGCGGATTTCGTCGATTCAATTAATGAGATTAAACCTGAACACCTAACAACGGGCGGTAAGTTAGACCCCGGTAAGTTAAAGGTTAATTTATACGATTACTTACCTTTTGACCATAATATTTACCTCGATGTCGATGCCGTAGCGCTCAAGGATTTAGAGCCTATGGTTAACGAATTGATTAACGCGGGTAAAGATTACATAAGCCATACCGTTGGCTATCATACCATACAGCAAGGGCGTGCAATACCTTCTATGCAATGGGCGTGGGCTGACGATATATGGCAGCATTTTGGCTTAAGCGATACGGCGGTTTTACCAGCCATCAATAGCTCAATTCAATACATTCGTAAAGGAATTGAAGCCGAAAAGATTTACATAATAGCTAAAGACTATTACGAAAACAAACAGCTACCAGTTCAAAAGCTACGAATGAAATGGGGCGGCGGGCAACCCGATGAGCTTTATATGAACGTTGCGTTAGCTAAATTAGGTTTAGACCCTGCGATTATTTCAGTAGGTCAAACCGACGGAAGCGAAAACGGATATATTCACTTCGCGATGCAGCGCCGCTTAACCTTTGAACAAATAACCGAGCGATTCTATTTGCAATCATATTACGGCGGGCAAGGTTTTACCCCGTTGTTTTATGTGGAATGGCTCGATAGACTTTTGAAAAAATGGTTTGCTGAAGCGGGTAAACAGCACATACATTTTATAAACCGAATAACCTCGAACAAATATGCCGGGAACAAAAAGTAAAAAGGTAGTTGAGACAAAAGCCGAAACACCTGTAAAAGCTAAAAAAGAAAAGGCGGTTAAAACCGAATACGTTTACGCACTTGAGCCGCTACCCGAAAAGATTTTACCGCCAACGGAATTTAGCTCCGAATCTGAAGTAGGTGTTTTTATTGGGCAACTTATAAAGATGTCAAAATATAGAACCGCCCTCGAGATTGGAGTATTTAAAGGAGAATCATCGATTAAAATTATTGAAGCCTTACCGAATGGCGGGCAATATGTAGGAATCGACATAGGCGATTATAGAGATGCTGAAGCCGAAAAGGTAATGCAGCAAGGCGGCAAATCAATTGAGTTTATTATAAACGATTCATTAAGTGAATTGCCAAAGCTACCGAAAGCGCATTTCGATTTAATTTTTGTTGATGGTAATCATACATGGGATTATATTTTAAAGGAGTTTAAAATAGTCGAAAATTTGCTAGCCCGTGGCGGTGTAATCGTTTATCATGATAGTATTAAAATTGATGACGTTGCACAGCTTGTTAAATACGCCCAACAGTTTAAATACAAAGCCGTAACATTAAATACGCCTGATGGACACGGTTTGTCAATAATTCAAAAGTATTAACTATGAAACCAACTTTTTGCCGTTCTAAATCGTGCGGTTCGCACGTAATTGTTAACCCTACAACTAAAGCAGTCGCATAATGGCACTATCTACCGAGGAAATAAACAAGGTCGTTAATCGCTTTGCTGTTAAGTTTAAAGGCTGGGCGGAGGCTCAAAGGTCATCGCCGCTTAACCCTATCACTAAGCAACGCACAGGTGTAAGTCAGTACCCTGAATACTGGGACGGGTATAACTACGCGGCGAAGATGTACGATTCTATTTTACCGCATACGCGCCCCGACGTTTACCCCGAGCATTTGTTAAGCGTACGCGCCCCGAATCAAACCGACGTACAAGCGCAATACATTAAGGCGAATTATAAGCCTACGACGTTAAGCGTATTCGAAGATTTTAAATCTACGGTAAGCCGTGCGTTCGCAGACCAAAATTGGAGTATTAAATATTTTCCTGAAGCGGACGAAAGGTTTGGCGACGATACTTTTCAAAGGTTCGTTAACGAGGAAATAGAAAAGTTTGGAAGCGTAGAGGCGTTCGTTAAAACGATGCTGCCAACGTTAAAACTGGTAGACCCGAACGGCATTATTGCAATCGAACCCGAGGACGTAGAAACGGTTGTCAGCGACGAGGACGATAGCGAAGTAATTAGCAACGACCTATTAAAACCGATGCCGCATTATTATTCGTGTAAGTCGATTGTAGGGCAAAAGTTCGGCGAATACTATCTTGTTATTACCGACGATTATAGCAGCGTTAAGAACGGCTCTAAAATGGAGAAAAGCGGTATCGTGCTGGAGCTATACGATAATATGAACATTTGGAAGATTTACCAAACTGGTAAAAAATCCGAAATGGAATTTAGCGAACCTGTGCTTTACTTTGCTCATAACCTAGGGTACGTTCCCTGCCATAAGTTACAAGGTATGCCGCAATTGATTAACGGCGAAATATGTTTTCAGTCGCCGTTTATTACCGCCGTTCCTTTTCTCGACCAAGTGGTACTCGATGAAAGCTATTTACAAATAAGCAAAGCAACGAGCGCGTTCCCTTTTATGGTGGCGTTGGGTGAGGTTTGCGACTTTCACGACCGCGAAGGTAATAAATGCGTAGACGGTCAAATATTCGACCCTATTAACGGCGGGTATCGTACTTGCCCTTCATGTAGCGGCGGCGGTTTGAAATCGCGTTTTAGCCCTACGGGTATGCTATTGATTAAGCCTAAGACCTCGGTAAGCGAGGGCGATAGCGGTATAAGTGGTGAATACTTAAAATTCGTTTCGCCGCCTATGGACACGCTTAATTTTTTGCGTGTGGAAATAGATGCACAAATGAAAAAAGCGCGTTCTATTTTACATTTACCGAGTAGCGATAGTTCGGTAGGCGTTGGCGAAGGTGTAACGGCTACGGGTAGCCTAAATAAGATGCGTAGTTTGTACGCGTTTTTAAAGCCTATTTCAGACCAGTTATTTAGCCTATATGAGTTTATACTTGTAACGACTGGTAAGATGCGTTACGGCGACTTATTCGGGGGCGTTACGTTGGTTTATCCTACGACCTTCGACATAAGTACACCAAGCGATTATTTAGCTGTAATAGGCGAAGGCATCGCGGCGGGCGTACCGCCTTCGGTTACGTTTAGCAACGTTTACAATTATATTAAAGCTATTCACTACACCGACGAGGAAACGAGCGCGATATACGATTTAATTATTCACTCAGATGAATTGTTGTTAATGAGTAGCGCGGATATTGCTGCAAGGGTGGCGAATGGAACGGTTGAAAAGTGGCAAGACGTGTTACACTTTAGCGCCCCGCAGTTAGTAATGGAGTTAATTCGTAACTACATACCAACCGAAGATGCTCCAAAGTTTACCGACCTACCATTACAGGAGCAGGTCGTAGCCTTGCGTAACATTGCAGCCGAAAAGGTGCGCGTACAATTAGACCCTATACAACAAGCGCAACGCGACTTATTAAATGGCATCGCTTGACGAACTGATAAAAAAGAAAATTCGGTTATTTGAACAGATACCGAAGGACATGGCTACGAGTGCCGAACGCGCCCAGCTCGATGCGTGGCGTACCGTCGAGCCGTTGCTTCGCGATATGGACGTAGATAGTACCGGGAACATTATTCAGAGCGATGCAAATATTAACCGAATCGGATTAATAGCCGACGAACTAAATAAGGTTTTAGCGGGCGGCGAATACAAAGAGGCGGTGAGTAAATTCCTTTCGCAAATCGAAGCGGGTGTAAATCTATCTACCGAAATAGCACAAAAGTTCGAGGCGGGGTTTGAGCCTACCGAAGCACAGCGGCGATTAGTTCAAATAAGTAAACAGAACGCGATAAATAGTTTTTTTGGTAGTGGATTAAGGGAACGCGTAACACAACCTTTTTTAGAGCAGCTAACCGCTAACATCGCATCTCGCGCCCCGTTACGTGAAGCCGTTAAGGCTTTAAGCGCTACGATAATAGGCGATAGTAAACTCGACGGTAATTTACTCGGACACATTAAAACAACCGCCACCACAGCGCAAGCCGTCGCAGACCGTAGCTTTTCGGCGGCTGTTAATGAAGAAATCGGTATACAATGGTTTCAATATTTAGGTGGTGAAATACCTACGACGCGCCCGTTTTGCGAACATAGGCAGGGTGAAATATTCCACCGAAAAGAAATAGAGGCATGGGGGCGGGGTCAAAATAGCGCGGATATAAACGACATTAAGAATGGTACATGGGCGGGGCGAATCGATGGAACGGATAGTAGAACGATTTTTACATTCGTGGGCGGTTGGAATTGCCGCCATGATTTAGTACCCGTGCCAGCGTCAAAAGTTCCCGAAACCGTTAAAGCACGCGCAAGAGCGGAGGGGTATATCGATTAGGTAAAAAAATATTTTCACTTTTTTACTGAAATAGTTTGCAGATTCAAAAAGTGTTTCTATATTTGTGCTGTTAAACAATTAAACACTTACACACATGAACCCTTACACAGCAAAAATCGAAACCTTAATCTCAACTTGGAACTCAATTAACTCAGTACAAGAATGGAGAAATTGGGCTAACTTAGTTCGCGAAACAAAGTTTGGCACTTACGGAACTATTAGCATTTTCGAAGTAATTGAAAAAACAGAATTTAAATTTTCTTCGAACTGGATAAAAGAAACTTTTTTAGACGAAGTTAACCAAGCCTTCAAAGATTAACATTAATCCAAACAATACTCGAGCCGCCCTAACAAGCGGCTTTTTTGTTTTGCAATTTCAATTAACTATCTTTGTGCTGCATGAAGTATTTACTATTATCGGACGGCAAAATTATTAAGGCATCTGATGTAGTCGCCTCGAACCTATTAGCACGGGGCGCTCGTGAATTGAAACTAAAACAAATTGAAACCCCTATAATTTATGGCAATGAAACCCGAGGAGGCGTTAGAACTGGTGAAGTTTCTAAACCTCGACGAAGCCGAAAACCTCGAAACAGCTAAAGAGAAATTCCAACAAAATTGGATAGACCAAAAAGAACACGCCGCAACGCTGGGTAAACTTAACGGCTCAATTGCTAACGTCGTTAAACGCGCCTTCGAACCGTTTGGCGTTACTCTAACCGAAGACGATTTTAAAGAACAAAAGAGCTTAGACGTAATCCGCAACGCAGCCGAACGTGCAAAGACTGAATACGAAAAGCAACGCGATGAATGGGAGAAAAAAGCAACGGGTAACGGCGCAGCCGAGCTTGTCGCTGAGTGGGAAAAGAAACACAAACAACTTGAGCGTAAATACACCGAAGTTGAGCAAGCAAGGCAAGAAGCGTTAACGCAATTCGAAAGCTACAAAACGCAAGCCGCAGAGGAACAAAAAGCGATTAAGGTAAGCAGCGTATTCGAGCGCGAACTTAGTTCTTTGAAGTTAGACCCTACCGTAAACGAGTATACGATTAAAGGCTTTAAATCTGCGATTAACGAAAAGTTTGTTATCGATTTAGAGGACGATGGAAGCGCAATAGTTAAAGACCGTAAGACGGGCGAACGCTTAAAATCGAAAGACAAAGCGGGCGCGTTCTTAGGTGTTAACGATGTATTGATAGCCGAAGCAACGGCGGCGGGTATCATTCAAAAGAACCCGCACGCGGGCAAGCCTATGAGCCGAGCAGGTCAACCGTTAATCCCTGCAATCGAAACGCAAGCCGATAAACGTGTTAAAGGCGTTAACCCTCGTTTCTTTGTGAAATGACATTATACCAAGCATACGTAATTTTGAAGCATCACGCCGAATGGCGGCAAGGCGAACATTCAGAAATGGTGAAACCTGAAAAATTAACTCAGGCGCTTAACGTAATCCTTAATGATTTACAAACCAAGCTAACAAAAGAAAGCTATGCCGCAGTATGAGGGTTATAACGTTACCGCTTCGGAGCGCGAAGGCAAAAAGTACAAAGCCGTAGACGATGAAGGTAACGAGATTCATTTTGGCGCTTCGGGCTATCGGATTAAGCCCGGCACGGATGCAGGTAATTCTTACTGCGCTCGTAGTGCTGGCATCCCTTCGCCGAAAGGTTCGGCTAATTGGTGGGCGCGTCAGTTATGGAGCTGTGAAGGGCGACGTTCGGTAAGCGATAAACCTTTTTTTGGTAAAATCGATTTACCGTAGTATATTTCGGCTCGTTCTTTATTCGTTCATACCAATAGTTAGTTTAGGCAATTGAAAACGCGTCCAGTAATCGGGGCGCGTTTTTTTTTATCGGTATTTATCGCGGCTCATTTTACGAGCGCCTCCGCCTATCTTTTTATTTGGGTGTAAACGTTTATACTCACAAACCTTATAATTTTCAAATACGCAAGCCAACCCCAACTCTATTGTATGCGTTGGCATAGTTTCAATTATTTTAATCGGTTTATTTTCCTCTGTAAATTTAGCAGCATAGCCGCCTATATGTTGTTTAAAACGCTTATTTATATCAATAGCTACACCAACATAAATAGAATTGTTTTCGAATTCTAAAACGTAAACAAAGTATTGTTTTTTTGTTCGATAGCTTGTTGGCTCAGTATAGCCCTTTACATTATTGTAAACTGCCAACTTTGTTTTTTTTGTTTTCTTTTTTTTTGAGCCATCAGTATTATAATATTACAATAAACTTATAGTAGTTTATGTATAGCTTTTTGGTGAATCCTGAGAAACTGTGAAAGCATGATTAGCCCAAAGCGGTTTTAAATCGCTTTACGCTTTCACAATTTCGTTCGTATAGCTTTTCGGAGCCATCCTTCGAACGCTGTGCCTAACAGGTCGCCGTGCCTTATTAGGTTGGAGTCTATTTTACGAGCCATTCGGTAGCCCGATTAGTAGTGCGGCTCACTCCTTTGCATCACCGCTGTGCTGGTACTAATGCCCACTGTAACACTTTTTACAAGTTCGCAGCCGTAGTTTATCCCGACCGAACTAAATTTTATTTTTAGGGAATAAAAAAACCCCGAAGATACTTGCAGTTATCTCGGGGACTAATTTGAACGGTTAGGTTCTAATTTTTTGCCTTTACGAAACAGCTGCAAGAATGTTTCGAGAGCAAATATAAAACGACTTTTTTAAATACAAAAACATTTCGTAAATTTACAGCGCTCAAATGACAAATTATTTTTAGGCTTGAATCTTTGCCGCCTATTAAGTGCAAAGACAAATTCTAAAACCTAAAAACAAAATGTCAATTTCTCGCATTTTATCCGAATGCCCGAACGTGCAAATGAGCCTTTCGGAGCTTTTCATCGAAGTAGGTCAGCGCGAACAGCTACCTTTTCTCGAGTTTCTTAATTCACCTGAAAACGTAAAATTAATTCGTCAAGAAGTAGCGCCCGGTCGCGGTAAGCTAAAGACGGTTGAGGCTCGTTGGATTCAGCGCCTACCCGAAACGGAAGTTGAAGAGGGCGGAGATATCCTTACGTGTACTTCGACTAACACTTACGGCGATTCGACCACTACCTACACGCTTGAAACAACCGACACGTACATAGCTTCACAGTTGATTAACGCTGCTGATATTGCTCGCCATTGTCAGGAAAACAGCCGTTACGTATTGGAAAGTGTTATGCGTTTAATGGATGTAATAGACCGTAAGGTAGCAAGCGCCGCCGCAACGCAAGCCGTTTCGTCAATCGGTGCGTGGGGTACTGAAGTTTCAGGATACTACACAGTATCGGGCGACTGTTTACGCGTTGCAACCCGTCAAACGGGCGGTCAAGCATTGAACGAATTTGCTTTGGCTGACATACTGCAAGCTACACGCATGGCTAACTACCCGGGCGCGCCTGTGGTATTTGGTGGTGCTGAGATGCAGCGTTATGCTAACGCTGTGCAAGCAGGTTGCTGCACGCAATTCGGTATCGACCTTTTGGCTATTAGCCAACAAAACGGTTTCGGCTTTGCTTACGATGCACGTTTAGCAGCGGCTCAAGGTTCACAGCTAAAGAACTTAGCTACGACTGCGGGCGCGATGCAATGGTTATCGTTCAATATGGCAGAATGGAACGCGGGTATTACACCAGTAGCGGGTAGCAATTACAGCAAAACAATTGCTTTCACCCCTGCGGGCTTACCTGTTGACCTAACCATGAAGGACGATTGCGGTAACTTATCCATCGTTTTAACGCATACTGGTAAACTCGTAACATTGCCAACCGATATTTACGAGGCTGGCGATAAATACGCAGGCGTTAACTATGTTAACTGCATTGAAATCGTAAACCCGTAAAAGCGTCGGTAGGTTTATTATCGCAAGCCGATGAAGACTTATTGACGCAAACTGGGTTAGATAATTTAGTAACCGAATAGGAGGGGTTTTATAACCCCTCTTTTTTTTATCTTTGTGCTTATGTGCTACGAATCACTTTTAGGCTTACGCGATTGCAACCTCGCAGAACCTACGACGGGCTTATATATCGACGAACTCGGTATAAATAACACCTTTTTAGGGCAATTAATTACCGACCAGTATTTAAACGGCGTTCAATTATTTGAGGATAAACGGGCTTTCGCTTGGAAAAAATTAAGCAGCGACATTCTTACGCGCCTTAGTCCAATGATGAAAGCCGACACGATTATCGAATCGAAACGGGTGGGGCAAGTCGTAACCGATTACAGCAACGTTCAAACGGCGTTAGGGGCGGGTAATTACGGCGGCATACGTGTTAAGATAAGCCCGAACACGTTAAGCTATTTAAACCTATTTATAAGCGATTTAACGCTCGCAATTGATTCGAGTAATACAAACGTACCGATACTTGTTTTCGATATGACTACATTGCAGTTAATCGATACAATAACGTACACGGCTGGCGGCATCGAGTATTATATCGGTAAGGAGTTCGCAGCAAAGCGCCGAAAATTAGATTTGGCTTTTGTTTATGAATCGACTATGAACACGGTTAAATTTATCCCGAAAAAAGGTAGTTGCTACGATTGCGGCGGTTCGGTACGCGAGGCGCATATTTGCCCGTTCGTAGATGCAATAGGTATTAACCTAACAACCGACGGCGTAAGCGTATTAAGTAGTTCGAATAACAAGTATACAACGGGTATGAGTTTAAATTACTCGGTTAGCTGCGACCGCCGCGGGTGGTTATGTTCAATCGGTAATCAAATGAGTTTAGCTTTAGCCTACGCCACAGCCGTAGAAATATATAACTACGCGTTAACGGTAAGCCCTAACCAACGGGCGAACACTTCGGTAATCGTAAACAAGGGCGCAAAGGATTTAGGCGGCATAACAAACGCCCGCGACATTGCAGCCGAACAATACAATACCGAATTAACGGCGATGCTTCAAAATATGCGATTACCTGACGATAACCATTGCTTCGATTGCCGTAAAAACATTAAATACGTAACGGCGCTGCCATGACACCCGAAGAGGCGAAAAAACGAACCGACGCGCTATATAACGACTGGCTAAGTAATTTTGAGCCGTTATATTTAGCCGCTATCGAATTACGCCGAATCATGTACAATAGAATATTCGAAACCTCGGGCGGTAACCTAAACACGGCGGGGCAAAAAATACCATTACCCGCAAGGCGTGGCGGCGATTACGAAACACCTTATTCACCCGGCTACACAGTTAGAAAACAGCGCCGACCAATACCGCTCGAGTTTACGGGCTTTTTGCGGCGTAACTTTTTAACCGAACCAATACTCGAACAAGGGTTAACCGCCGCGTTAATGTTAGACGACCGCGAATATTTAAAGGCGCAAGGCTTACAATTCGGCAAAGAGGTCAACCCCGTTTACGATTCCTTTCGTGGATATGGTATAATTTTTCAGCCTACCGAAGAAGAAGAAATAGAGTTTTTGAGATACCATGAAGAATTAATAGTTGAGCAAATCAATAAACAATTGGGAGCATGATTTTAAAAAGCATTATCGACCGCTTAAACCAACGCGTAGAGGTTAGTAATATATTCGACCGCATATATGGTTTATGTGAGCTTACAGGCGATAAGGGGTGGATTTACTACATAGGCGACGGGCAAGCAATACCCGTAACGGATTACGATTCTAAACAGGGTACGCTATTTTGGGCGAAGCGCGGTAAGGTAAACATATCGAAAATCGATAGCCTACGGGTTAGCGGTTGCAAGCAAATGTATTCGACGAAATTTAACCTTTCGGCGTATGCAATAGTTCGCAAATCGCACCTACCATGCGACGGCGAAGATGCGGGCGACTGGGTAGCCTCTCGGGTTTATAAGTTAGTAAGCGGGCGCGATTATGGATTTAAAGACGTAATAGACGTTGTTAGCTACGAAGTAATCCCGAACGGCTACACGGTGGGCGATAAAACGTTACCGCCTAATTTCGAATTTGCCACGGTTGTAATCGATTTAGAAGTTGAAATAGTTAGCGGCTCAGAGGATACGTGTTACGATATTTGCAACACGGGCGACATACCATTACCGCCCGACTTTTTACCGTGTACGCCTTGCTTAACCGAGGTTTCGGTTGACGGGGTTACGATTACTGGAAATGGTACACCTAGCGACCCGTTAGTAGCCGTAGGCGGTGGGGGCGGTGGCGGTACGTTGTTAGCGTTGCCTTTCACAACCGACCATTTAAGCTCTACGGGCAATCAGTATTTAATCGGTAACGTCGTTTGGTATAATGGTAACGTATATCGATGTATCGCTAATAACGATTCAATACTACCAACAAACGCGACTTATTGGACTAACCTCGGAGCAGGCTTTCCGCTTGTAGAACAGCCCTCAAACTGGAACGCAACGAGCGGAAATAATCAAATATTAAACAAGCCAACAATACCCGTTACGATTGTTGAAGACGTAACAGCAAGCGCGCCGTTAAGCTCCAGCGGTGGGGCTACACCCGATATAAGTATAACGCAGGCTACAACGGTAAGCGACGGTTATTTAAGCGCAACCGACTTTAATACATTCGACGGTAAACAAGATGCGTTAACAGCGGGCACGGGTATCGACTTAACGGGTAACATTGTAACCAACACCGCACCAGACCAAATCGTAAGCATCATAGGCGGCACGGATATAACCGTAAGCGGTACATATCCGAGCTTCACGATTGACAGCACCGCCGCAACGGGTATGCAAGGCGGTCAGGCAACGGGGACTGATACCTACGCGGTAACTATTGCAGGGGTAACAGCATACAACCTCAACGATGCATACGCGATAGGATTCACTAACGCGAACACAGGCGCATCAACGCTAAACATAAACGGACTTGGTGCGGTTAACATTGCAAAGAATAACACCGTGCCAATCATAGGCGGCGACATTGCAGCGAACCAGCAATTCGTTGCAATATATGACGGGACGAACTTCCAAATACTTGGCGTTGCACCGAATCAAATGTTCGCCTACATCACAAATGCGGACAGCGTAACGATTAACCGAGGGCAGCCTGTCTATGCCTTTGGCGCAACTGGAGACCGCATGACGGTGAAGCTCGCGAATAACACTACCGAGGCGACAAGCTCCAAAACGGTAGGGCTTGTATTCAGTAGTTCGATTGCACCAAATCAAAAGGGCTACATCATAACGCAGGGCGTGGTCGATGGTATCAACACTGGGATGTTTACCGCAGGCGATACGCTTTATGTAGGAAATACCGCAGGCTCACTCACCAACACGCTACCATTAGCGCCAAATCACTTAACACGTATCGGGATTGTTGAGCGTGCGAATGCAGGCAATGGTCAGATATATGTGTTTGTGCAAAACGGCTTCCAGCTTGACGAGCTTAGCGATGTTGACATCACAACCGTTACGCCCGTTAACAATGACCTTTTGGTCTACACTACTGGGGTAAATAACCTTTGGAAGAATCGAAGTTTGGGCAATGTGTTAGGCGGCACGACCTCGCAGTATGTTCGAGGGAATGGCACGCTTGCGGCTTTGCCTTTCGAGCTTGTGGTTGCTGCATCGGATGAAACCACGGCACTCACAACGGGAACGGCAAAGATTACTTTCAGGATGCCTCGCGCTGTTACCCTTATAGCAGTTCGGGCATCGCTAACCACAGCGCAAGCATCGGGCAGTATCTTTACGGTGGACATTAACGAGGGCGGTGTAAGCATATTAAGCACTAAACTAACCATTGATAACACCGAAAAGACAAGTACAACGGCAGCCACGCCTCCAGTAATTAGCGACACGGCTCTTGCCGATGATGCAGAGATGACAATCGACATCGACCAAATCGGCAACGGCACGGCAACGGGATTAAAGGTGGCATTAATCGGTACTTACGCATGAGTTTTATAATTAATCCTTACGTTTATGCTGCGGCTGTTGACCCTGACTGCGCTGCGTTTTTGACTGCTACTGGCATAACTAACCCGACCATATCGGGCGCAGTCTGCACGTTGGTAACATCGCTCAAGTCTGCGAATCTTTGGACTAAGTTCAATGCGATATATCCATTCGTTGGCGGTACTGCATCAACCCACTCATTTAATTTGCGAAACACTACTCAGTATCAAATT